TGAAGTTAACAAACGTGATGGTAAGTATGTCGAAGGTGCAGAGCCAGGAATGATATTCAATTCTGTCTCTGGAGAACTCTATGATGGAGTGCAAGGTATCAATGTAATACCATGCTTTTATAAGTTGGAGTACATTGAATGGAAAGATAGAGGAGAGGGTTTAGGCGCACCAGTTGCGATCTACGATTCTTCATCTGATATCATGTCCAAAACAAAACCAGATGCAAACTACAAAGATAGATTACCAAACGGTAATTATATTGAGAAGACTGCATCTCACTTTGTTATAGTATCGGGAGAGAGAACAGGTGCCTCAACAGCATTGATATCTATGAAATCTACTCAATTAAAAATTAGTAGAAAATGGAACTCAATGATGTCTGGTATTAAAATGCAGGGTGCAAACGGAATGTTTACACCGGCATCTTTTAGCCATGTTTACAAACTAAAAACTACCCAAATGTCAAACGATAAAGGCACTTGGTTTGGTTGGGAAGTTAGTAAAGTTGGCCCAGTAACTGACAAAGGTCTTTACGATCAGGCCAGAAGTTTTAGTGAAAGCATTTCTAAAGGAAGTGTGAAAGCTAAACATGGTGAAGAGAAACCAAAGGACCAAGCTAGCATTATCTAATTCTCTTAGAGAATGAGTGCACAGTGTGGGCCAGGAAGGAGACTGAGTGGCCCACATGGGACAGTTATGGAACAATATATAGAATTTTTTAACGGATATAGAAATGCTTATGGTGTAGCTGACTTCAACCATCAGGACTCTAAAATAGATCCAGAGACAGGCAAAAAGAAACCTGTATACCGATGGAACTTTGAAGAACTTACCAATGAAATATATAATCAACACCTACAAGGCAAGCTATCAATAGGTATACAACCATGCACAGAGGACTCAGAAGTTAAGTTTGGTGTAATAGATATAGATCCAAAAGACTATGCTGACTTTAACAAAAAAGATTACATAGATATCATACAACAATACGAATTACCTTTACTACCAGTAGAATCTAAAAGCGGTGGACTACATTTATTTTTATTTATGGATACATTTACAGATTCTAAAACTGTAAAATCTTTTCTTACAAATTTATTATCTTTGTTTGGACTCAAACAAGATACGGAAATATTTCCAAAACAAACACAGCTAACAAAAGATAGTGAAACAGGTCAACTAAGACCAGGACAATTTATAAATTTACCATACTTCGGAGAGGAACGTAAGGCTTTAAACGTAGATGGTACACCATTTACACTACAACAATTTATGAAGGTCATCAGTGCAAACCTGGTTACCAAAGAAAGACTGAAAGGAATTACAGAAGAAATAGAACACAAAAGCATGGAAGGTGTAGACGAAGAATTTTTAGATGGTCCACCATGTCTAGCAACAATATCTAAATTATCTAAGAACGAAAACTTTGATGGAAAAGATAGGTTTATGTATAACTATCATGTCATGGTTAAGATGAAATATCCAGACAACTGGCAACAAAAAGTTATGAATGCACCGGTAAAATATTTTGCAGGTGTACATGCAAATGCGTGGGATCAAAAGTTTTTAAATCAAAAAGTAAAATCATGGAACAGAAGTTCTAAAGGTTATAC